AAAAATAAAGCTACTAAGGCTCCAGGTAAACTTGGGCAAAGAGCTAGGCTTGCTAAAACGCTTAGAGGGATGAAGTGACTACATCAGGTACCGTTGCGTTTAATCCAGATCTCAATGAGCTAATCGAAGAAGCTTATGAGAGATGCGGTATCGAGGTGCGTACTGGGTACGAACACCGCACGGCTAGGCGTTCCTTAAATTTGATGTTTACTGAGTGGGCTAATCGGGGCATTAACCTGTGGACGATTGAGCAAGGCCAGATTGCCATGACCACGGGCACAATAACTTATGCACTTCCTGTAGATACAGTGGATCTTGTTGAGCAGGTAATCCGTACGCAGACTGGAATACCGCAGACAGACATTAATATTAGTCGTATCTCAGTCGATACCTACGCCACCATACCGAATAAAAATGCTCAAGGTAGACCCATTCAAGTCTGGATTAACCGACAGACCGGTCAAACCTATCCAGCGGGTGGACGCCCTAACGGGGCAAACTCTACAACGGGCGTGTTGCCACCATCGATCAACGTCTGGCCTGCACCAGACCAGGACAACTACTACACCTTTGTGTACTGGCGATTACGCCGTATGCAGGATGCGGGAAGTGGGTCAAACGTGCAGGACATCCCCTTCCGACTCATCAACTGTCTCGTTTCAGGATTGGCTTATTACTTATCGATGAAAAGCCCCGAAGCAGCACAGCGGATGCCACAGTTAAAACAGATGTATGACGAGCAGTTAATGCTCGCTCTAGATGAAGACCGCGAGAAAGCACCCTTGCGGATAGCTCCACGGCAGTTGTTCTACTGATATGCCTAATCGGTTTGCATCGGGTAAATGGGCTATATCGCAGTGCGATAGGTGCGGTTTTCGGTACAAATTAAAAGAGCTTAGAGAAATTGTTATTAAGACTAAGAACGTTAATATCTTAGTTTGTCCTACGTGTTGGGAACCCGATCAACCGCAGTTACAGCTTGGTATGTATCCTGTGGACGACCCTCAAGCTTTGCGTAATCCAAGACCTGACACAACTTATACGGTAGCTGGATTAAATGGTTTGCAGATTAATACAAGTTCTACGCAACTAGGTAGCGGAGATCCCTCTGGTGGTAGTAGAATTATCCAATGGGGGTGGGCACCTGTAGGTGGGGCTAGATCCTACGACACAGGGCTTACACCTAACAATCTTGTGCTGGGCATTACGCTAGGCACAGTTACTGTAAATGTTACATAGGAGTCTATGATGGATAAGAAAGACTTAGCACAAGATAAGAAAATGATTGCTGGTGCAGTGCACAAGCATGAGAAAGCCAAACATAAGGGCGCCCCACTGACTAAGCTTCGTAAAGGCGGTAAGACTAACGCCGAAATGAAGACATTAGGGCGAAACATGGCAAAGATTGCCAATCAAAAGTCGCCTTCGTTTACTTACAGATCAGGAGCCAAATAATGCACAGCAAAATGCCAACTCCCGTGCCTGTTAAAGACACCCATAATGGCTATCCTAATAACGTACCTAATACTCAGACAGTAAAAGTCCGGGGAACCGGATGTGCTACAAAGGGTACAGGTGCTTCTAAGAAGATGGGCTAATGAACTACTCGACCCTTTTTAAGACAATCCAAGGTTATTTAGAGAACGACTTTCCGTCGTTCGCTGGCGCTGATTCGTCTGGATCGGGTACATCGACGTTTACTGCTAAGCAGCAGATTGATACGTTTATTACGCAAGCTGAGCAGCGTATTTATAACTCGGTTCAGTTTCCATCATTAAGAAAAAACGTAACCGGCACAACAACAGCTTATTCTGGGTCAGGGGCAGGTTTGAAGGCTATGTATTTAGATTGCCCTTCAGATTTTTTAGCTCCATACAGTATGGCTGTGATTGATGCTACAGGGGTGTATGAGTATCTTTTAAATAAAGATGTTAACTATATTCGGGCTGCTTATCCAAACCCTTCAACTACAGGTATACCAAAGTATTACGCTATTTTTGGACCTACGGTTAATGTTAGTTTAATTACTAATGAACTAACGTTTTTACTCGGCCCTACTCCAGACGCAGCATATACTGTAGAGCTTCATTACTATTACTACCCAGAGTCCATTACTACAGCTAGTACGACTTGGTTAGGTGACAACTTCGATTCCGCGCTACTTTATGGTTCTTTAGTTGAAGGCTATACCTTTATGAAGGGTGAGGCGGATGTAATTGCTGCCTATGCTAAACGATATGAAGAAGCCATGATTCTTGCTAAACGTCTTGGTGATGGTATGGAACGTCGTGATGCTTACCGTTCAGGGCAGATTAGGATGTCGGTGAACTAATGGCTTTTACTGGTAACTACACCTGCAACTCGTTCAAACAGCAATTGTTTGAGGGAGATTTTGATTTTTCTGCAACGACTACACAAACTTTTAAAATAGCACTGTATACCAACGACGCTATATTAAGCCAAACTACAACGTCCTATACAGGTACGACTGGAGAAGTGTCTGCCACAGGATACACGGCTGGGGGAGTGGCTATAACTCCTTCACTTGCTATTGATAGCTCCACAGGTATTGTTTATATTGATTTTTCTAATGCTTCATGGTCAGGAGCTTTTACTGCTCGTGGGGCTTTAATTTATAGAGTTACAACAGGCAACCCAGCTATTTGTGTACTTGATTTCGGATCAGATAAGACTTCTACAACAACATTCCAAGTAGAGTTTCCCCCTAATACAAGCACTGGCGCACTCATAAGGTTATCTTAATGGCACTTATCACTACAACTAAAGGTCTTGTAGACGACGCGCTTCTACAAAGAAAAGAAGGGCATATAGACAATGACAACGAGTACACGACATGGGTTGAATATTGGCTAGATGATGAAATGGTTCACCGTTCTGCCCATGTTACTTTGAAACAAATGCCAAGTTTTATTGGCGGCGAAGCCGCTTCTTTTTAGGAGTTTGATATGGCAAATACACAAGCAATGTGCACTTCGTTTATGAGTGAGCTAATGACGGCGACTCATAACTTTGGCACTGCACCAACCCGTGGTACGTCAGCAGCAGATACGTTTAAAGCAGCTCTATATCTAACGACGGCAACGATTGATGCAAGCACCACCGCTTATAGTGCTACCAACGAAGTGTCGGGCACCAATTATACGGCTGGCGGAGTTAATGTTGGGTCATGGAACGCCCCTACACCTACTAATACATCCGCAACTGCGGGCACTGCTTTTACAACTCCCGCTGCTTCAATTACCTATGGTAGTGGTGGGTCTCCTGTCACGCTTTCAACAGCGTTTAATGCGGTGTTAATTTATAACAGCACGCAGTCAGACAAAGCAGTGAGTGTGCATACCTTTGGTTCTCAGACTATCACCGCAGGTGTATTTACGCTAACGATGCCCCCTAATACGACAAGCGCCGCGCTGCTTCGCTTAGCGACAACCTAATTTAGGAGGTCGCAATGGCCTTTGTTGTTGCAGATAGAGTTAAGGTCACTGTTTCTGCGCCTGGGGCGGCTTCGCCTATAACACTTGGTGCAGCAGTAACAGGTTTTCAGGATTTTTCTGTTATTGGTGACGGGAACACAACTTACTACACCATTGCAGATCAGTTTGGAGCTAATTGGGAAGTTGGTATCGGGACATATACCGCTGCTGGAACCCTGCTTTCACGGGATACTGTCTTAGCTAACTCTGCTGGAACAACAAGCCTTATTAATTTTAGCAGTGGGACGCAGGATGTCTTCGTTACCTACCCCGCTGGCAAAGCTATTTTCCAGAACAACCTCAATAGCGTTGTCGTTGCCGCCAACACATCTTCGGACGCACTACGCATTACCCAGACTGGTTCGGGCAATGCTTTATTAGTTGAAGATAGCGCGAATCCAGACGCTACGCCGTTTGTGGTGAATGCTGTAGGGCAAGTTTTGTTTGGTAATACAACCTCTATTTCTTACCAAACGATGGGGCTTACATACAATTCAGGTAAAGCTCAAATTGCGGGGGCAGATGGCAATACATCCAGTCAACTTATTGCTCAATACAACACAGGATCTACCGTAGCAATACCCACCATCGTATTTGCAAAATCAAAAAATGCAACTGTAGGTTCTCACACAATTGTTGGGTCTGGGGATTCGTTAGGGGCAGTTTCTTATGACGGCTCTGACGGTACGAATTTTATTGAGGCCGCAAGAGTATGGGCGCAAGTAGACGGCACCCCCGGCACTAATGATATGCCGGGTCGGTTATTGTTTAGTACCACTGCTGATGGAGCAAGCAGTCCGACAGAACGGATGAGGATTGATAGCTCCGGTAACGTAGGAATCGGTGGAGCTGCATCAGCGGGAAACACGCTAGTCAGTTACAAGGCGATGACGGGGGGCGGTGGTTACGTCTATGCATTCAATAACGTAGCTACTGTCAATAGTGACGCTACTGTGGAGGCTGTGTCGTTTCAAAGTTATTTGTCTACACAAGCGGCATCGTTTACGGCGGCAAATTTGCGCCACTTCAAGGCTTATCAGAGCACTATCGGCGCAGGTTCAACTGTAACTAATCAGGTGGGGTATTTTGCAGACGCATCCCTCACTGGCGCAACCAACAATTACGGTTTTTACAGCGATATAGCCAGCGGTACTAATCGTTGGAACTTCTACGGCAATGGAACAGCAAGAAATTACTTTGCTGGCCGATTAAATCTCGGTGACGGAACCGACGTTGGTGCAGGAATATTTGCAAACTACAACATATCTGGCTCAGGTGGTGCTGGGTATGGAATAAAACAACATAATACTGTTACGAGTTCGGTTACATCAACTTTTGCTCAAAATCACAGCGTACTATATACACAAGCCGCCGCATTCACTTTGCCAGCATATAAGCACTATACTGCGGAGCAAGGAACTATTGGAGCAGGCTCAACTGTAACCAGTCAATATGGTTATATAGCAGAAGCAAATCTCACCGGTGCTACCAACAACTTCGGCTTCTTCTCCAACATCGCCTCCGGCACAGGCCGTTGGAACTTTTACGCTGCTGGGACAGCACAAAACTACTTCGCTGGTACGACCTTAATTGGTACAACGACAAACACCAACTCCAGCACACTGGTAGTCAACGGCACGATCTCTCAAACGGTAAGTAGCACACAGTAGTTAGTAGTCGATCAGTCAGACATCGGCACAGGTGCTAACGAGATACCACTTAATCAGTACCTTGGAGCCAATGCTTACGTTGATACGGAAACGCCTGCTCTAAACATCGGCACAGGCATTACCACAGGCACAGGGACAATTTGCAGGGCCAATGGTGGTTTATCAGGCGGCATCTACCGCATGACGATCTTGATTGACCTAACGGGCTTGAACTCAGGTGGTGCAGCAGGGGACATTATTGGTGTGAACGGTACGGCACTGCCTTGCTACATTGCACAACTGCCTGCTATGACGGTGCTAGGCGGTAGGATGACCTGCCTTGAGACACCAGCAGGTGGCGATACGGACATTGATCTTTACTCAGCCACGGAAGGTACAGGGGTAGAAGATCAAGCCATTACCGCACTGACCGAAACGCAGATTATCAATGCAGGAGCGCAGTCCATAGGTACTGTGACTTACTTTGCCGCTGATCCAGCTACGAATGCGTACTTTTACCTTGTTGGGCAGGGTACAGCAAACGCCACTTATACGGCAGGTCGCTTCCTGATTGAGATATTTGGAGTCCAGTAAATGGCTATCGCATCCAATTTCCCAACAGTCGATCCCTCGCTCTTACTTGATTTTGCCAACACCAAAAGGCTAGACAGCAGAGTCACCTTCACCCGCACGACCACAGCTACTTACTATGATGGGGTCACGACGGCGATGGCAGAGCAGAATTTGCTTCGTAACTCTCAGGTTTTTTCGTATGATGTTTCAAGCTGGGACAACATTGTCGGAAATACCATCACGTCTTCTACAGAGATTGCTCCGGACGGCACTGCTACGGCAACAAAATTTACCGCAAATAACGGGGTAACCACGTCTTTTATTGGAACCTTAAACATCGGAGTGACCGTCACAAACTATGGCGCAACAATAAACCTGTCCACTGGTGCCACCGCCACTGCATTTGGTACTTTGAATGGCTCTATTACAGCAACGCAATTTCCAGCAGGAAGCGGTTGGTATCGCATCGTCGTTACTCAAGATGGGTATACGTTTTCGTTTTATGCGAAGGCAGCGGAGTACACGTTTGTTGGGGTTCAGGTTTCCAATTCATTCAGGATGTACGCCTGCAATCAGTCAGGAAACACTGCGCTTTCACCGGCGGGTGACGGAACAAAAGGTATTTTGATCTGGGGTGCTCAACTAGAGCAACGCTCCTCGGTCAGTTCTTACACAGCCACGACCACGCAGCCCATTACCAACTACATTCCTGTGCTGCTCACAGCGGCATCAGGTGTGGCTCGGTTTGATCACAACCCCACCACGGATGAATCGCTAGGGTTGCTGATTGAGGAGGCGAGGACGAATCTACTGACTTACAGTGCGGATTTCAGTAATGCTGCTTGGACTAAGACACGAAGCAGCATTACAAGCAACACAATCGTTGCGCCGGATGGAACACTAACAGGCGACAAGTTGGTTGAGGATACGACAGCAAGTAACACGCATCAAGTTTCACAGACCATTTCCAAGGCGGCATCTGCGATTACCTATACAGGCTCTGTTTACATTAAAGCCGCAGAACGCACGTTTGCGTCCATTGCCTTCTCTGACGCGGGTGGTTTTATTGTGTGGGGCGTCAACCTGACCACTGGGGCCGCTCAAAACAACGGATTCACCGGATGGACGGCTGCGTCTATTGCAACGACCAATGTAGGCAACGGTTGGTGGCGGGTTCAGTTTACTGGCACAAGTACAGCCAACACAAACGCAAGTGTCGTTATTCGTGCGGCAACAGGCATTGCAACCGATTCCTACACCGGCGACGGCTACTCAGGCATTTACATCTGGGGCGCTCAACTCGAAGCCGGAGCCTTCCCCACCAGCTACATCGCCACAACAGCCGCAACGGTTACGCGCAATGCTGATGTTGCCAGCATGACTGGTAGTAACTTCACAAGTTGGTATAACGCTGCGGAGGGGACGTTGTATGCGGAGTATTCTACTTTTTCTCCTACAACAAATGGATACCCCTTTGCTATTGACAATGGAAGCACAAATAATTTTATTTCTATTCGTACTTTAGCAAGTGGTGGCAACGCATTAAGAAGTATTAACATAACTTCTTCTGGGTCAGGGCAAGCAAGTGTTACGTTTGGAATACTCCCTCTTAATACATTTACAAAAGGGGCGCTTGCGTATAAGTTTAATGATATTGCAGCAACTTATGATGCTGGTTCAGCAGTTACTGACACATCTGCAAATATTCCTGTTGTAAATTCTGCACGAATTGGTAATTTAACTAATTCAATCATTATGTCTGGAAGAATCCGCAAACTAGCCTACTACCCGTTACGTCTGACTAACGCCAACCTTCAAGCCTTAACCTCGTAGCTGGAACTTGACTATGGCTATTCAAAATAGTTTTCCAGCTTTCAAACCCACCCTGCTGCTGGATTTTGCCAAAACCAAACGGTTAGATCCCCGCATCACTTTTGCCCGTACTACTACGGCCACTTACTATGATGGGGATACAGTAGCCAAGGCTGAGGAGAATCTGGCGACGTACAGTCAGGAATTTGATAATGCCGAATGGGTAAAAACAAGTCTTAGTGTCACAGCCAACGATACAACCGCCCCTGATGGCACATCAACTGCTGATAAATTCACTGATGATGCAACAAGCGCAGCTCACCGAGTTGTAGGTACATATTTAGGGTTAGTTGGATCAACGACTTATGCTTTTTCTGCGTTTTTGAAAAAGGGTACAAACAATTTTGCTTACATTGGTTTTAGGGATGGAGCAACAAACAATCGTTACATAGCGGCTGCTTTTAATTTAGACACTGGGGTAGCGGGAGATACATTTAATCCTGGTAGTGGTACTTTGGTCGGATCTACTATTACTAATATTGGAAATGGTTGGTATCGTTGTTCAGTAATTGGTTCCTTGTCTGGGACGTCCGTTACCACTCCTCAATTTATTATTGGTATGTCAACGGCGGCTACGGGCATTTCACTTGGTGGGTTTTTAGGGGAGGCTTATGTTGGCACCGGCTCTACTATTTACGCTTGGGGCGCTCAACTCGAACAGCGTAGCTCAGTCACTGCTTACACAGCCACTACGACACAACCTATCACCAATTACATCCCTGTGTTGCTCACTGCACCGGCAGGTGCTGCTCGCTTTGATCATAATCCAGTTACGGAGGACAGTTTAGGATTACTGATTGAGGAGCAGAGGACGAATCTGCTGACGTACTCTGCTGAGTTTGACAATGCGGCTTGGACGAAAAGTAACGCATCTATCACATCAAATACGATTGTTGCACCTGATGGTACATTAACTGGCGATCAACTAGTTGAAAACACTTCAACAGGGCAGCACCGCGTTTATCGTTCCGTTTCCGGCACAACAAATACCAACCCGTATACCTATTCGTTCTTTGCCAAAGCCAGCACACGCACTCGCGTTTATATTGGAATTTTGGAAGGGGCTACGTTTGTGCGTCAAGGCAACGCGGTTTTTGATCTATCAACCGGAGCAATAGTTTCTGTAAGCACTCC